CTACTTCGATGAACATTGAAGACTTCGCATAATAGTTTTTACGCTGTGGCTCTGCTTGAGTTTCTTGATTATCAAGAATTGTTCAGTGAGTCCGACATCAAGAGAGCCGTGGCGTTTTTTTAGTATTTCATTATGCTCTTCAAGGCGAGCCAGCTTCTTTTTCAATTCCCGAATTTCTATTTGCTCAGGGGTCATAGGTGAAGCTTTAGGTGTTTTCCCTTGGCGTTCTTCTCTAAGCTGGCGAACCCATTTATCCATCGTGGACTTGCCCACATTCATGGCTTGGGCTGCTTCCGTCACTGAGTAATTTTGGTCTAAGACTAGCTGCGCTGCTTCTAACTTAAATTCTGCGCTAAATAGTCGTCTTGTACGTTTTGTCATAATGTCACCTGTTAACTTATGAGGTGATGATATCACCTCTAACTAAGTGACCAAATTCACTATGCCACTACAAGCCATTGAGCCAATCTCTCGAATCACAGGCCATAGTTCCTCACCGACCTCTTTAATTTCTCTTGCAGCAGCAGCGGCTGATTTAAAGGCCTCAACAAGATCACGCCCGACTTTATCGACAAACTCGTCGTATTCGCCAGTCTTTTTCATTTCATCAAGCATCCCCAAGAACTCACCCAATTGGTCTTTTAGAACTGTGAATGCTCCGCTTCCCATCACATCTTTTTGAAAAAGCTTCCAGTGATCGCCCATGTTAGAGATCATACCATTCCATGTATTCATCTGCTCTTTGGCTGCACCAGCGGATTCTTTACCCATTTGCTTAATTAAAGCCCTGATTGCATCCCTACCTAGCTTTCCCTTAGATGACATATCATCCAGCTCTTCTTTGGTAAATCCACGGCCATTGTTCATTCCCAGTTCTTTGCTGGATTTAATTAGGTAATCCCAAACAGGAACACCTCGCTCTAGTAGTTGGAGAGCCTCTTCTGATTGAAGTTTTCCTTTAGTCCACGCTTGACCTAACGCTGTAGCGATACCTTCAACTGTTTCTGCTGTACCGCCAATCATTGCCGCTTGATCGGCGATACTTTGCATAGTCCCATCCATAGGATCAATACCAAAGGCTTTTAGACGTACAAATGACTGTGTTACTTCATCGATAGCGTAAGGGGTGTTTTGTGTGAACTCTTCAATCCATGCCATCGCCTTAGCTCCAGCTTCTGGTGAGCCTTGAAGCTTATTTAGCATCGTTTGGTAACGTTCAAATTCAGCAGCAGTTTTTACGAATGTACGTTCAAAACCAACCGCAGCAGCACCAGTAATAAAAAGCAGTCGATTACCGAAAGTGTCAATGCCTCTGCTAGCCGCTATTGCTGATGAACTAATCATGCTAAATGCAGCTTTTGAACATGTTGCTAGCGTTGTCATTTCTTTGCTATACGACCGCGCTTTCTGGGCAAGATCACCCTGGAGGTTTAAAACAATATCCGTTTTTAAATTGTTAGCCATGGGGATCTCACTGCTGCTCTTTTAATCGAAAAATGAGTTGGATAAGTCTACGAATTGGTTGATGATTGAAATCACTTACAGGATAGCGTGAGCCTACGTTTATCAACATTAGCTCTAAATGAGCTGCAAGTGATTTAATCTCGCCCCCCGAGCCTCAAGCCCCTCCAAGGCATCATCTGAAAACATAATGTCATCAAGCTCACGAGCTTTTTGTTGTAGTGTGGCAAAGTCGCGTGAAGACAATTTCAAAATCTCTTTGACGCTAAATGGACCTTGTACGTTACCAATAAACTCCACTTGACGACATAAAAGCTCCATACCCATTTGAACATCAGAAGTGTAGGCATGGGGTCTACCATTCAATATTCCAAGTTTTTTCTGAGGCAAGCTGAGCATCAAAAACATCCTTAGGTGTTAGCTCTTTGAGTCCAACCTCATGGCATTGGGCATCCCCAACCTTGAAACCATCTTCTAAGTTAAATGTCATTACAGCCATTTCACATGTTCCTATTTAAATTAGAGGTCATTCAGGCCAATACTCTCGTTAGGCAAGCATCGCTGCCTGATTTGCATAGTATTCTGCTATTGCAAGGTTTGCAGTGAGGATCACATTCCAGTCTTGAGCACTGATTTTTAGCTGACATAAGTCGAAGAACATCAAATCGACATTCTCATCACCGATTTTTGATATTGAACTTGCCGCGCTCTCGTTTAAAAGCATATAGCCTTTAAGCCCTTGGAGGTGACTATCATTAACCAAGACAACATCTGCTTGATTTTGTATATGTTGCAGTTGTTCTTCGACTAGTTGTTCAACTAAGTCGTAGGACACACTATCAATTGGGTGAAGCGTGACTTGTTTCTGTAATTTACCCTTAAAAACAATGCCATCGACTAATTGATACACATGTTCCATTTTCATTCCTTTCGCAGTCTCAGTGGCAGTGAGCCACTGAGATAATAAATCGACTGACGACTATCCAATGGACGATTCTGCATCGTACTTTTTCAGCATCTTTTCTTTATGGCTAGTAAAGTCAGAGCCTTTTAATTGACCGTATAATTCATCGAAAACGCATCCTAGGAAATAACTTTGGCGTACGCTATCTGACAATTCACTACGAATCAGTTTTTCGATCACAACAAAATCTTTCATCAACTCTACTTGCTCATCAGTTAAGACTTTGAGTTCTGATTTGATGCTGTTGTAGATGAAATTGAGTAAAGTTTTTTGCGCACGTTCCACAAGTTCAGAGGCATTCGTTTTTATCCAATCCAGCCTTAACTGTTAGATAATTGGAGATGTTATTGATCAAGGTTTGACATGCTTGATACTGAGATTCCAATGATTGCAGCTCACTGGTTAGAGTTTCAGCAGAAGATTGCGATAAAGCATTCGATAACTCTTTACGCTTAGCCGCGACTTGAGCAACTAGTGTTTGTAGGCGGCGTTCTTGAGTGTTTTTTTCAGAAAATAGGTTTCTGATCTCTAGCTCTTTAGCTTCATACTCTGTTTTTGCTGAAGCCAATTCTGCTTGTAAGGTACTTAATGACATGGTTAATTTCCTATCTAGTTATGACGTTTTGAATTTGCGAATGACATTAAAAACGGAGACAAAACTTAACTTATATTTTTTTGAGAGTTCTCTTACTGACATGCCTGATTCGTGGTCTGCGAAGAGATCAATATTTCTTTGAGTTCTTCGTGCCACAGTGCCAAGAGAAAAGTAAAAAGTTCTTCCACCTAGTTTTTCACTAAGCTCGATAACAATCTTTAGAGCATCAGGTTTACCAGCACTTTGCTTAATGGCTTCATCTAATGCACGGTAGAGCACTTGAGCGCTAGGAGTGAGTTTTGAAATCACAAGCGACCTTTGATTATCAGTGGGTGCCATTGATAACTCTCCTTACATGATTCGTTGAACACTGATAACGCTTAGCTAATTCAACGTAGTTGCTGCCGTTGAAGTCATTTTTCATCATTTTCTTGATAATGGTTTTTACAATAGAGTCAGGCTTCGGTAGGTAAAACTGCACACCATTGCCGTATTCCATCAATTTAAAAACCAGATGTAATGCCAACCCGTTATCTTCAATACCTGCGTCTTCAATGACACCAAGAAAAATGTCATGAACATCACTTAGCAGCTCTGGATATAAAGCATCACCGCTTTCAAGATCATCAAAGCTAAAAAGCCCCGAATCCTTGCTCAAAGCGTCAACAACCAATGGGATTGCTCTTTCTATAGCTAACATCGTTATCCTCTATATAGACATCGAAGAACCTAGCGTAACCCTACCCAAATTTGCAGATAGGGCTACGCTAAGTTGATGGCAAATGTATTGCCATTTAATGGAGAACCGACTTATCTCCATATGCCCCAACAGCAATACAAGAATAATCCCCGTTGCAGTAATAACTAAATTAACAGGAGTTGCTGTTAATAAAGGGGACTGGGCATTGTGGGAGTTATATATAAGCACTGATATGTGCAGAAACCATGTTTAAACCCTGTTTAAATCGCACCAGATTGATTTAAACTTTTTTAGACAAGCGAATACTCGCATCACGGCTAGAAACTGATTTGAGGGCGTTTCAGAAAGAAATGCCTCTTCTAATGAAAAGGCATTTAAAGATTGGCTTGTTTGAAGGCGGTTTAATCTACTGGCACTTCCAGAACACCTTCGGCTTTTAACTTCTGGTATTCATATTTCGATACCTGTCGGATACTACACCGACAAGCCGAAGTCTCTCGCATTGGAAACTCTGTCCAGTAGCGGTCATCAACAGGTAACACTAGGCCTTTGTTCTTTGTATGCACAGGACATTGCTCTTTAGTGGGGCCGAGTATGATGGTCAAGTAAGGCATGACCGATTTTTGCCGTAGAGCCTGCTTCAGTTTTTGTTCGTAATGCTCGTTCATAGATAAGGCCTCTGTTTTTCATGGACGAATCCAACGACTGATCCTGAATTTGGCGGAGAATAAGCAAAACCTGTTTTGCACCTAACGCTGATACTCGTGTTGCTAGCTCATGGCTTTCAGCAGCACTCAAGTGATGATTATTCATACCAAACTTCCTTTTTGATGTCTTAGTAACTGTAACAGCTCAATTGGGTGTAATCCATCCAACAATGCTTTCAACTCCGAACACTCTAAGGGTGTTAATCCTTTTGATAGATCTGGTATGCCATCATTTAACAAAGGATTATAAACCATCCCATTTCGATCATTTCGGCACATCTGTGAAATCGTTTTGAATTGTCCACTGACAACTTGCGTTCTGAGTGTCAACTCACTGACAGCAGACCAATTACAAGATAACTGGCCTTGTTTCCACTGATTGTAAATAGACAAAATGCTATTCAAGTTACTTACCGCACAACCGAGTTTATCGTGTAAGTCTTGGCGGAGCTGGACACTGGGGATGTAGTCAGCCGTATCAAAATCATTGCAATCGAAATGAACTGCACTGACTAACTCTCCAACGTTAAAGGGCAAAAGGCCATTATCATTCTGATTGTTCATGGCTACAGCTCCTTAATGATGTCTTCATTTACTTTGTCTTCGCCTAAAGAAGCACAAAGATTCATAGCTTTGGTTACCAGGTTATTGATGACCTGAGGATAAACCAAGCTTCCTGACTGGTTGCGGCGAGTTTGTAAACGCAGTTTCAAGGCAGGAACCGCACTATCATCCATGATGCGCTCATACTCACATCCTGCACGTTCAAACTTATGCTTGAGGTAAGCTTCAATATCGTTATCAAGTGGTGGAACCTCTATAACCATACAACGTCGAATAAACTCACGAAGTTCGTAATGACGACGCTCATCGAGGCGGTGAAACAACTCTGTCTGTCCAACCAATAAAATACCCAGCAGCTTTGAAAAACCATCTTCAAGTTCCCAAAAGCGCTTAAGGTACTTCATGACAGGAATCGTCAAATCATGAGCCTCTTCAATGATCAGAACGTGGCGCTGTCCTCCTTTGAATGCTGTCATAAGTAGACGTTCCACTTGTCTTGCTTTAGCTTCCATACTGCGCTTAGGTGCTTCACTACTGATATCGCTGATGATTGCATCACAAATACCTGCTGCGGTGGCGCGCGTCTTGTCGATGATTTTGGGTTGGATCACTGAAATATCGCCATCGTTATGTAGCTCATCTAGTAGCAATCGACGCAGCACGCTTTTACCTGCGCCAGAATCTCCCACAACAGCCAAAATACCTTGATTCCTTGCAACATCTTTCATCGCAGCTAAAACATATCGACTATCTTCATTCATATAGATGTCGCGAACAGCGCGAATGTCATTAATAAAAGGGTTGCGAAATAGCTTAAAGTGCTTCATAGCTTCTTGTGTTAACATAGGATTCTCCAGTTCTAACTCTCGATTTGTTTCAGTCTGGGGATCAGGTTGGTCATTGGTTGCCGCCTTTGACCAACCGCTTACTCCTTCCAGGCCGTGCGAAGCAAAAAACGCTTCGACTTTTTCTTTAAATTCTTCTGCACGTCTCTTAGGCGGTTCGTTCATTTTCACCGCTCTCTGCACTGTGCTGTAGTTCATCGCTAAATAGTCAGCCAATGCTTGTATGCTTGTGCCTGCCTTATCTAGTCGCGCTCTGAGCGTGTTCATTGCCTTTTTGCTCCCATTGTTCGGTAAAGACTTGTAGTTCATTGTCGGTCATGCCATCTGGGTATTGCTGTTTGAGCACCTTTCTCATGACAGCAAGTTCCTCTTTGGTTGGGTTCAAACGTCTTTGAAGACGGTTTAAAGCCCCAATAAACGACATTTTTTGCTCGGTTAACGGCTGTCCCTCCATACTCATTACGGTGCCACGTCTTGGCATAAATGAGGGAACAACTTGCTGCTCAATGTCTGCCATAGGATTAATTCGGCCATCGAATGCTGCTACTTTTCCTTTGCGGAGCTTCTTAATATCGCGTGGGTTGTCCGTTCCCCAAGCTTGTATGTCTAATCGCTTGCGGTTGTGATCAGCATCTGTTTCACGTACCGATTTGTGTTCAGCACCAATGATGGGCGCAAGCAAGTTGAATCCCGCAGCATCGCGCTCGATTGGCGTAGCTTCATGAGTGTGCTCTTGTCCTGAGTCGTCCACACTTATCACACGAATAGCTGGCGCTTTGTATGGATTTGCAAACACTTTCACTTCATCACCAGCAATAAGGTGTGGAATGTGAGCCAGCGAGTAATCCATTGATGCATAGCCTTTTGGTGCAAAGCTGATGCTTAGTTCGTTAGGACGCACTTTGCGAACTTCTGGCTTAGTTTGTTGCATCATGCTTTTCACCAGATTCACGTCTTTGATCAGCCGCAACTGCTCAGCCCGTATCGTTTGCCACAGCCCAAAGCGGCTATTCTTATGTCGGCTGTGCTCTTTAAGAGACTGAAAACCAATAGACCATTGCACCGCGTGTCGATTCAGCTCCTCAATAGACTGCACTGTCATAAAGGCGAGTCGCCCCTCAAAACGGCGCTCTACGAGGTTATGCGTCGATTCCACTTGACCTTTCGCCCAAGGACGACCTGGTGTGTGAGCGATATGTTTCACTTCCAGCATGTCCAACATGTGTCGCGTTTGGTGGGCGATGTTTGCAGACCCTGCGTCCCAAATTAAGATCTGAGGAACGCCGTACATCAATTCACCAGTATCACGCTCGCAGAACGCTTCCAATAGGAACTGAGTAATGGTTTCTGTGTTTTCACCTGGAGCAAGGTAGTAGCGTAAAAAGAAAGCGCCGCTGTAATGGTCTGTAGCTAAATAGCGCAATACTCGCTCATTGACGATACGGTCTAAGTTCTTTGGCTTGTTTTTGTAAAACTCATCCTTAGACATCACTTGCAATCCCTTACCGCCACGCAGGTAGTAGAGTACACAAATCGACACGTCAAACTGCCAAGCATGATTGGGAAAAAGCGAGCGCTGACTCATGGTTGTCTCCATCATATCGAGCTGGTCAGGATGAACACGAAAGCGTTTAAAAGCTCGTAATACTGTCGATTCAGACACGTGTCTCGTGAGTTCCCCATTGGCTAATGCAATATCAACCGCATCACGAACCGTCATCAGTGCCTTGCCGCTCTCTCGCTTACTCTGGCGGATCATGTTCGAAAGCAGCTCGGTCTCTTCTTTCGTGAGAGCCAAGTCTCCGTTATCCGCTCGTGTTTTTCGCCCAGATGTCCAGCCTAAATCCGTTAGCTCTTGATACAGCTTGCTTTTTGAAATACACAAGTGATCCATTGCAGCTTGAACAATAACCCCTTTTTGGCCACGCCCAGAGCGGTCAAGATCCGACATCAGACGTTTAAGATATTGTGCGCGTTCTAATTCAAGTGCATTCATCGTGGATCAGCCCTCGTTACCCAAGAACAGGCCATTTTCTGCATGCCATTGCTCTAAATGACTAAGCACGTGCGCACTAATCCCTAAGTCTGCTGATAAAGCGAGGAGTCGCTCTAGGGTATGGAACAACGCATTTTCACAAGCAGCATCAATATCGGTCGGATGTGGGTTGTCATGAATCGTTTGAATCGCATCAAACAGACGAGCCAAACCACTATCGACGGCCAGAGTTGCCACGTTCAATTGATCGAGTAACTTGCTGTTGAGTTCTTCTTCTTTCTGGCGCGCTTGTGCTGGTGAAAGCGGCGTATCGAGTTTCTTAGATAAGTCATTAATCTTCTTATCTTTATCCGCTAGCAGCCTTTCGTTAGATTGTTTTTCTTGTGTCAACTTAGTGACTTCGGATTGCAGAGCTTGTTTTTCTTGGCGATGTTTTGCCGACAGCTCTTCAATGATTTCCAAGGCTTCATCGCGGTCTTGAACTTTAACCACTTCACCCTCAACAATAGCGGTCAAATCTTCTTGAGGCAGTTGGCGAAGTCGGCGTAAGTCTCTGGTAGTCATACCTATTGCGCTCATTGACTCTAGAGCCTGAGCACCAAATACGTCTAAATTTTTTAGTCGTTCATCAACGGTTGATTTTGAACTGCCATAGATTTCACAAAACTCTTCCCAAGTGCCTTTTAGAACAACTAAATTACTGCCGACAGTCGAGCTTTTTGAAAAGGTGATTCCTTTTAAAGCCTTGTATTTCTTAGACTCTTTGATTTCTTTCAATGTACTCAAACTCACGGCGTCGGTAATTTTTGACAGTCTTTCGGCCATCTGAGCACGCCCCAAAAGAGCACCCAAGTCTACGGCTTCACCAAGTTTTGTTCCCTCACTTTGAGAAATCGTTAATGCTTCAGCGGCATTCAGTTCTTGCGCATCGCTCAATGCTTGTTGAGCGGTCATTAATTGCTTCAGTTCATCGGACATCTTATAAATCCTCTCCTGTTAACTCTCTAAATTCAGCTCCAATGCGATCAACTTCTGCGCGAACGGCGTTACGATAAGTGAAAGCTAACTTGATAAAATGATTTGATGGTTTCCAAACCATATTCTGTTTACTTCCACATGCCTCCACCCAACCAGCATCAACTAGTGCTGTTAAGTACCGATGCAGTGTTGCTCTTGGGATCTGTGTTTTAAATCCGATATCTCGAAAAGTTGCGCCCTTAATGCCGTATTCAAATAATGTTTCTAAAATGACCAAGGCGATGGTCGTTGATTTCATTTGGCATGTATTTGATGTGTCCCGTACGTTTGTCATTGCTTTACCTCAAATACGTTTTCTGATTTTGAATTTTTTTTAGTGCCCGACTTAAGCCAGTTCTTGATGGGCTTCTTTCCGCACCGAACTTTTCTATACAAAGTATCCTGATGTCTTTTTGGGTCAGGAAATCCAAATCTAGGCTTAAAATGAACTCGTACAGTTCACGGTCACGTTCTAATTTGTTTTTACGACTTGTCTTTGTGGCGTTCGATTCAATTGATGAAATCCTAACTTGTTGATTTATATTATTTAATACAGAATTCGCCTGATACACATTTAATGTGGACAGGATTCTGGAAATTTTCAGAAATGCATCTTTTTCTTTCTTACTTTCCATATTCATCTCCAACAATTCCTGATTCATGAATGACTTTAGCTCTTAGCAATTTTGCTTTTGGACCATCCCAAGACCCGATAAGACAGGACATAACGTTTTGTTGCTTTACGCCTGATTGTCTACACCAAGCGCCCAATGTTGTCCCTTTGATGATGAATCCAGCTTTTACTTTGTTGTAAAGCTCTTTTCCTGGGTCAATTTGATTGACTGAAACATATTCAAGCAT